AGTCGGCGATCTTGACTTGCAGTCGTTCTATGTCGGTAAGCTGTGGCAGCTTGATCTCGAGTATCCTGAGTCCGGTTTCTTCCGCCTCTTTCATGCCGTCCTGCAATGCCTTGTTGGATTTCTTGACGCGGTACGGCAAATCACCTGCATAGAGTTCACCGCTATCGTGATGCAGGCAATAGAACAAGATCTCCGGGCGCGGCAGCCCGAAGATCTCGATGTAGATACACGTCACACGCCAACAATGCTCGGCGACTGTCTGTTGTCGCAGCATTGGCCATGTCGAGTATCGCTTGACAAGACCGGCAAGTTGCCGAGATGTGTAAACGTGTTCGCGGATCATTTTACTCTTCTCTCTATCCATTCGTAGCACGCCACCCTCCAATCTGAAGCTTCGATCTCTTCGGCTCTAACCAACGCTTCGGTAAATTGTTTCTGCTTGAACAGACCGTGTGCCTGGATGGCCTTGGTCAACGTATTATAGAACCAAGGATTACGATACTCCGTGAATTCCAGATCTCCTGCTTCCATGTTGTCCATGAACATTCTAATATCTTGGTCGATTTCACCCGGCTCTAAGAACATGGCCAATGGTGACACCCGATCATACCGGTCATCGTAGAATTTGTGAATGACCAGTTTGTCACTTTCGCCCGCTCGCATGAATGGATACTGCTCCAGATAGATGTGAGCGTTATTACTGATCTGATACATGGTGCCGATTTCTGCATCTATCCTGGCTGCAATATATTCCTGGAGCACGCTGAAGTGGACTGCATTGGCACCATGACAGCCCCAGATCATATCGTTGCTACGGCAACAGACTGTGATATCCAGCGCATGATTATTCAGTCGCAGGAATACGTGAGTATTGCAGGGCCGCGTTTTCCATTTTCCTTGCAGATCGTCGTAACCCATTGCGTCCCACATCTGAATCACGCATTGTCTCTCGAGTGGATTGATCAACAGCCTCTGCACCACTGCATCGAGTTGATCAAATCCAAATGCATGTCGCCATCGCCATCCATACGCGTCATGGATAAGGCCATCCTCTTCGCCGTACCGACCACTGAAATTCTTAATGAAGCGGTCGAGCATGAAGCCGTTGTTCTCGCCGGCCAGCATCCAGATCGCTTCGAACAAGTGGAAAAATGGATTGGCGTCACGGGCCGCAGAAAACAATACTCGTTCGCGCGGCAATTGAGTTTCGGTAATCATTGGCTCTTGTGCAACGATGACTTCGCCACCATTGCTCGGTTCGTTTCTGCCGTTCTTCTTGAGGTACTCCATGGTCAACGGCAACGCGACACAGACATTACGGGCACGAACGATCTTCATTTGCTTCCTCTCCAGTGTTTTAGAATTCCCCGTGTGCAGTCCAGCTTACCGAACCGGGCATTACACGGGATCCAGCCTTCGCTTCGATGGGCGTCCCTAGGACTTAAAACAGAACCAGAGCCACCACAACGCGGACAGCCATCTCCTTCCTTGTGAGTTACAGTTTCAGTATGAGCTATCGGTTTCGGTTTCTTATCTTTTATCGATCTGGGAATAAGCATTACCGAGGACTCCCTAACCATTGTTGGATCTGAGGACACGCTTCTGCACGGCTAACGGTAGCACATAAAATGCCCGCGTGCTGCAATTGTTTTTGCTGACGCGCACATTTGTTGTAGATCGCGGTGATGGTCCCGGTCTTGATCGAGTGTCCTCTTTCCTGCACTGCTCTAATGCATGCATCGAGTGGATGGTTCAAGAACAAGACGCGAATATCAAGTTGCGCCTTGTGCATCATCATGAGTCGATCAGTGCCATCGGCCATGTTCTGTCCTTCGTACAGCACGTCGGCGCCAAACTCGTGGACAATCAAGATCAATCCGTAGACCATGTCCAGATCTTTTATGGTGTCGATGCCACCATTGTTGATTTCGTAATGGCCGGGAATGAACAAGCGACGCTCGCCGAGTTCGCAGATATATCCGGCGGGCTTCAACCGCCGAGGAAACATGATTGCGCGAACAGTAGGATATCCTCCCATGATACTCCTGACGATAGTGGACTTACCTGCACCGTTAGTCCCTCTCAAGCTGATGATCACACTTTTTCCTTCCATGGAATCCTGATGACTTCTGCACGAGCTCCCGTCTTCAACGCTGCTTTAATATCGGCCGCGGTCTGCTCATCCGGCCGATGCAGCTTGCCCTTGCCCATTAGATCTGGAAGAAGACCAACGCGATACGATCTATGATTGCATCCAGTGCAGGGAGTGAACTCACGCTTTCCCTTGATCAGCATTTCACGCGCGGCACCCATCGCGTTGCTCTGCCAGATCGAGTCCATGCTTTGCTCGTTCACGTTCCCGCAATTATACGGGCTGTCCCACGAATTGCAGCACAGCGGCACGTTGCCGTCCCAGTGGACCACGAATTGCCGGAACGGATGGTGGCACCGCTTCCCATTCATGCTGTCATCCGGTGCCGCACCGAGTCCAGCGTAGTTGAAGAGCTTGCCGTGGTTCCCGACTTTCTTGTCGGCGTCCTGTGCAGATATATCTCTTATCTGTACCAGCGTCTTGGTCCCTCGTGGACGACGGACGTGCGGATTTCCCTTCAGGTTCTCTGGATACTTGTAGAACGTGAAGCCGAGCGGATGCAGCTCACCAGATACGAGCGGCGAATTGTTGCCAAACGCGTCCAGTGTCTTGGATACGAATTTCACATTTTCGTAATCGTCTAATCCCAGCACGCTGAGTCCGGCTTCAAACAGACCAAGGACATTGGCCACCGGGCCGGGCTTGCGAAGTAGACCACCGGCATTAGTCAGCATCGTAATGTGCGCACGAGGAAGATGCTGTCGTACGATTTCAACCATTCGCGTATAGTTTGGATGCATCGTGGGCTCGCCTCGCATGGCGAACCCGACTCGGCAGTTCCATCCCATCTCGGCAATCTGCTTCATGACGGTGGTGATGGTTTTCTCTTCCATGAATTTGTAGCCGTGTCCCGGTCTGTCCTGGATTGCAGGCATGGCACAGAACGGACAGTGCAAATTGCATCCTTGTGTGAGCTCGAGCGTGACATTGAACGGTGGCTCTTGTGTGCGATATTTCCTACGTGTCATTTAGTTTGCTCCATGCTTGTTTGAGCTGATCGGGTAAAAATGCTCGCTCCTCCATGGCATGTTCGTACCATGCTTCCTTCTGCTCGTTGCCAATGACTTCGCGGGCTTCCAGTTTTCTTGCGACTGCACTGGCACCGGTTACAGTGTAGCGATCGATGTCTTTGTATCCGGCCTTGCGCAAGGTGTATCCTGCTTCTTGCTGAAACACCATAGGCAAGCCCGCACTCAGCATTTCGTAGAACCTGTTAGGTGGCGAATGGAATTCTGAGTGCGACTTGCGATCCTCCAGGTACAGTCCCATTCCGAAGTAGCTCAGCCAGTCGATCAGGTCTTCGGGCGGGCCGCAATGCGTGATTTTCGGGTCCTGATAGTTTTTCTTGAATTCCTTGGACGGACTCGAGATTACGACTTCATATTTTGGTACGTCAAAGAAAGTGTTGAAGTACCGTGTGCGGCCCTGACGATAGCTGCCATAGTACACCAACTGATCGTTCTTCAGGTGAACGTTCTTCATCTCCTGCATCGACAGGCAGTTCCAGTTGACATAGTGACTGTACGGTGTCTCCTTGCTTTCATTTTCGCAGGTCGTCCAGTAATCCAGGTGCGACATACCACACATCCGCCGTTCGACGAATGCCCTGCGGAATGGTGATGTCGCGTTCCCGTCATTGATCGGTGGGACAATGCTGTAGTCCTGCTGGATCCAGACAATCCGCTTGGCTCTCTGGATCGCGTAGGACAACGGCTGAAGATGCTTGCAGAAAGCATAGGCACCATTGACGATGAGGAGATTATTCAGTTCCAATTCCTCACCGATGCTGTCGTCCCAGATCAACGGGATTTGAAGTTGGTCGCGCACGAAGCGCGCGACCTTTGTGCTGGCCACCATCGACGTCTCGGTGGCCGGGATGAAGGAGAAGATTACGTTCTTCATACTTAGTCCTCTTACTTTTTCACAAGCTTGAGTGGAGGCTCGATATCTGGCAGACCCAATTTCAAAGCACTCACGATCACTTTTTGATTTTCTGCAAGATCACTGACTTGATCACCAATAGCCCTCACCGAACCACTGAGATTGGTGATCGTTCTTTGAAAGCCCTCGATTATCTTGACAAAATTTTCTCTTTCTTCAAGAAGAGCTTCGTAGTCTCGCAACAGTGCATCTTGCTGGGCCTTATGAACATCGAGTCTGCTAGCACCATCAGCCATTTGATGCGAATTACCAAAACGCTGACCACGTCTATTGAGAAACCATTGGTCTCTGTCGCTACGTTTTTTAGCGAGTTCCTTGGGGGTCGAAGGTGTCTCTATGTGTGTGACCCCATTCTTTGACCTAAGCCAGAACGTTCCCGGCTTACCGATCAATGGATTTTCCTTGAGGTTGATTTCTCTTCTAATCACAACCAGTTTCTTGTCCGCAAGATACGAGTTGCTCGCATCGACTTGGAAGGTGGCAATCAAATCTTCCCTTGTGATGGTAGCACCAATCGTCGGAGCATACTTAGCTACGAAGATAGCGTGATAGTCAGGCTTATTAGTCATAGCTCAAGTTCCTTATCCGAGGCGATTGATGTTTTCTAACCATGCGATCTTTGCCTCGACACGAGATCGCAAGTTCGTTAAACAGGTCATGATCCTTTTCTTGGCTTGCACTCCTCCAGTCGCGCTGCCATAGTCGAAGTCATTCAGGAGTTTATCTACATCACCATTCGGCGACATGAAGTCACTCAGGATTGCGCAGATCTCCCGTTCCATTCTTCCATGATCCACGTTTTTCTTTTTACTGGCACGGGCCGCACGCTTGTTGGTTTTTTGCGTGGGCCTCGGTGTCGTCTTCTTATGATCACGAGCTTCTTCTTTAGCTTTACGCTGAGTCAACTTAGGAGTCTTGGCAAGAATTTGTGATCTCTTATTTGCAGGCAACGAATTGAGAGGATAAGCTGTCCAAAATGAAATTTGCGGTCGACCGCAAACTTTACCGTCTTTGATGCACCACACCTCAAAGGTCTTGCGACAATGAAGTAGTGTTGTATAATCTTTTCCAATATCTTCCGCATATTGCTTACAGCCTTTTTCACCACGAGCCATTTTTTCAGTCACCTCATAAGCATATTCTCCCAACAGCCAATTGGCATTTTCTTCATCTGCGACCACCTGAATTCCTTTCTTCACCAGTTCTTTATATCTAGCATCCGCAGATGAATGATTATTTTTCATCTGCTCGCGGATCTTTTCACCCATCGTCTTGGCATTAGCTCGGTCGCCAGCCTGAGCGCGCTTGTCATTGGCGATGGCGTCAACCTTCGCCAATTTAGCGCGGAGTTTATTTTGATCAAGCACGGTCTTTCTCCATTTTCTTCCATGGTCTGGCGTGTTTCTTGCTGATTCCAGTCGCCTCAAGAGCACTCGTGTGATTGCACTTATCACAACGAATAATCGTGAGACCATCAACTTGATAATCACTCTGATCCATCATGGTCCAATCGCCATGAGTCTTGTAGCAATATTTACAATAACCTCGAACTCGTTCCATCATGGCTTCACCGGATACTTGAATGCGAGGTCGTACGTCGCGATGTAGGCATCGATGATTGTGTGCAGCTTGCGCCGCTGTCCATCACTCAAATCACCATACGATGTGTCGTGCCGATCCAGGCTCTCCAAGAAAGCTCTGACTCCTTCCGCAGATTCAGTCATAAGCTTTCTAGGATCTGTGAAATTCCAACCGGAATGCAGCATCAGGATGACGCACTCCATTTTCTGCTCATAGAAACTCTTGTCACGATTGTATTGAGGGACGATATCTTGCAGGCTCGATCGAACCGGCGATTTTGGGACTGGCGATTTTGGGACCGGTGATTCTGGAACTGCCGACCTTTGTGCAGCAGACTCAGCGAGCTTGAGATATTCATCGATCCGACGAACACCTTGTTTGGTTAGTCGCTGGCGAATTTCATAAGTCTCTTGGGATTTCTGCGGCTCCCAGATAATGTGATCGAGGAGCTGATAGATCGTGAGCTTAGATCGCTTACTCATTTTAGGTTTCCTTCGATGATAGCCGTTGATGATTCCGATAGCGAAACGACCCTCTTACGAGGGTAGCAGATCACTCCTTGTGCCGCAACTTCATATTGTGCGGGAGGCCTTTGTTGTATTCCCGCAGAATCAGTTCCGAGATCGCTTCGTCGAGTTTCTCAAGTGAACTTTGCTTCCGGGCTTCGGCCGCTTGCCATAAGTCATAAGGCGACCATTTTTCACCGATTTTTTGCGCGAGTCTCTTATTATCCACATGCGGACCGAACTCGTTGATAAAGATTCCAAAGCCACGAAGTAACGGTGCAGACATTGCACTGGGATTTCCTTTCCACAGCAAGCGGAGAGTTCGAAGCACGTTATTCAAGACCATCTTACCGTTTCGTGTGTAGACGATTTTGAGCGCACCGACCGCGGCGATGCAGTCTGGTTGTTTGACCGCAGCGATGCGATATCCATTGGTCTGCACCAGATTGTTGATTGTCACTTCCGGCTCGAGACCTGCAACAACCGAAACGGTGAAGCTGATAATCGGCTTGACCGCTTTCCGTCCCTTGTTCACACCGAGCCAGATTTCGGCTGCTCGCGCAGGATCGGCATCTGCAACGATGCGGCAAGGTGCCTGCTCCATAGATCCCCTTCCGGGATTCAGCTTCTCCGAATACATCTCGAGTGCATGTCGGCGATGCTGGCCCTCGATGATATGGTAGATCCCGTGTCCGTTCGGTTTCGTAACGATGAGCGGATCAAACAAATCCGGATCTAGATTATCCGCGATTTCTTTGGCCCACTTTTCGTTATAGGGACGTTGCGATTGGATCCAGACGACTGACAGATTTTTCACAGGGATGTATGTCAGGTCCGGATGAATGACCGGAGGCTTCGTACTCATTTGTCTTCTCCTTGCTCCAACAGACGCCGCATCAGGCATCCCATCAGTTCGATACTTGATGCGAGGGTGAATGCGGCATGCTTGATTTCAGCCGCAGTTAGATCCTTCGGTATGTCCATGTCGCGTGTGCTTTCGCAGCCTTCTCCTATGTGTAACAGGGTTTGATCGAGACGCTTTTGATTGTCCTTCTGTTTCCTTTTCTGGATCTGCTTGATCTCGTACGTCCTCGGTGGTGGCCTTTTGTATTTAGACCAATGCTCTTCCACAATTTTATCGGCGAGTTCGCGGGAGAACCTGACTGTCTTGTGAGTATCGAGCATTTCGATTGCTCGTGCCAGTGTCTGTCTATCTTCCACTGGTACTGCATCCAACTCAGACAGCAGGATCATTCTGCGGATGAACCGATAATCGTTGTTTGCGATCCCAATCATCCTGGCGCCAGAATGTTGATTGTATGGGAATTTCACAATTGCTTCTTTGATATCGTCGACAATAGATTTATCGTGATATCTGTGGAACTTCCTGATCTGCTTCGGTTTTTCTTTTTCCTCGTGCGATGAACCGTTCAATCGGTTCACCAGAAGATTGACGATGGCTTGCTGTGGGGCTTTATCGTTTTCCATGTTTCCGGCTTTCGCTGTTAAAGGTATTAGCTACCGGTAGCCTAGCCTATAATTACTTAGACGGGCAAGGTGCAGATTTTAGCCGTTTTAATAGACAGCCAAACAGGATGCAGAGATCTGGATTACATTGTCTGCGAGCAAGACACTTTTTGAAAAGATCACAATCTTCAAGAATTTTAGAAAGCGATTTCTTATGCGTGACCGCTTCTTTCTGACTCCGGCGCTGCGTCAATGTCCCATCCCTTCGGTTCTTCCCCGGTTAAGTCCTTGATCGCTTGTCCCATGACTTGCTGCATCATTGCCATGAACACGTTCTTGAGTTCTTCGTCTTTCCTGACTGCACCAATAATGATACAACCGATCAGCTTGGCTCCTTCCATCGTATCGGGCTCTGCCATATAGGCGTTCCAGAAATCACCTTCATGGCGTAACGCCAAACGGAGTTTGATTGTCTTAGTTTCCTTGCTCATGCTTGATCTACCTTTTCAATTTTCTCTTGATTACGCAACGCGAAGTGCTGAGGGTCTTTTGACATGACGCGTTCTACTTCGCGAATTTCGCAGTCCTCTGCGGATAGATTCAGTGTGTTACATAATGCCATGAGCGTGACGCCGACACCGCCAGCTTCTTGCCAAGCTTTGCCCGGCTCACGGCTGTAGACGTGATCGAGCGCGCGAATGGCATGTTCTTTAGACAAGCCGACAGCTTGCACGAGTTCTGCCGCTTCTTCGATGAACCGGGCAGCGCGAACTATCTGGTCGCGCATATGTTCTTCGCCGAAGCATCGTGTGCCCCACTCAACGATGGTTGCTTGTCGGAGATCTCTTGTCATTTTGTGATTTCCTCTCGAACGCCGGACAGCGAAAACGTGAATCAGTCGTGGTGCCGCATTCCAGTGAGTCGTTCTTGCTGCATACTCCCCAATGGTCACCGGACTTGATCCAAGGACCGACGCAGGTCTCACAGCAATTCGGTGGCCATCGCATCCATGAAGGATTCTGTACGGTCATTCTATTTTCTCACGTCTCATTTTCTCAGCTCTAGCCGCGTCACGAATTTCACGGAAAGCGATAATGCTGGTGGTTCTAAAGAGTTTGTCTTCAGCGATCTCAAGCACATATGAGTATGGCATATTGAATTTCCGTGATAACGCGAAAAATGGAAACGAGGTATCGGGACGAAATTCCATTTCCTGTTCCTTCCTACAGCGGGAACCACAGCTCT